GGTGAAGTTCTTTATTTCATCGATGACCGATTTCAGTTCGAAGCGGGTACGCACCATCTGGGCACGGCCGTCCTTCTCTATCTCGGTCATTTCCTTGAGTGATATGTTGAATTCATCCACGCCTTTTTTGGCACTGAACAGGTTTTTCGTCCAATCCCAGATTTCATCACCGTACATTACCAGCAGCATGATGCCGGTGGTCATGGCCGTCTGCCAGGAAAAAAGTGAGGACAGGACCTGCTTCCATACCGGTGTGCCCTTCTTGCCGGACTTCTGCAGCTCATCGTATTCCTTGCGGGCACGGGCCAGTTCGTCCGTAAAAATCGGCAGGTTGTTGCTGATTGCCAGGAAGAACATCTGCGGTCCCATGGCCAAAGAAGGCATTTCACGCGCCATCTGCTGGATACTGTTGTGCAGACCATTGAACTGGCGCTGTGCATTAGGTATATCTGCAGGGGTGACCTGCACGGATTCCGATTCCTCCTGCAGCAGTTTCAACTGGCTCCGCAATTCCTCAAGCTGCTTCTCCAGTGCATGGATCTGCGCGATATTGGCACTCTGGTCCAGATTGGGGGCGGCCGTCTCCCCAGCAAGGCGCAGCCTTTCCAGTTCAGCCTCCAGCAGCCTGACGGTATTACGCAGTTCCAGCGCCTCACGCTCGGCCTTGTTCATGCCGGGCGTGAGTTTGTCCTTCATTAAAAATTCAACTTCTACAGGTTTACTCATTCCAGTTTGCTTTGAAAAAATCCTACTATATCGTTCGCCTCATCCTCGGCACTGCGCTCCGGGTGGCTGTCACACTTACCGCTGCCTCCCTTCTGCCGAACATATCGCGGAGCGTCGCTCAGCATCAGTATCAAGGTCTGGTAGTTCACACCGTCCAGAATGTAGTCCACACTCCAGCCCGTTGCCGATGCTATCTGCCACACGAAACCGAAAGGGCTATGGGAACCCTCATACCGGGTTCTTAACTCCCCATCCTTGCCTGGCTCAGTCTCGGGGTCATCGGGTTCGCCCGCGCCGCCGAGCTGATAATACGCATAAAATCCTTCGTGCCCATCAGCCGTTCAAACGTTCGGAACAGCGCCATCAGATACTTCCACTCCACAAAGTTCCGAAGCACCCATGCCGTCACACCGATACCCACATGTCGCGACACATAGCCCCGGCACACCGTATAGGCCAGCAGTCGGCTCACAGCCTTGCCATGTTCCGCTACAAAGGCCAGTTCCTCGGTCTTGCCCTTCGGCTGCCAGCCAGGTTCAACACCCATCTTCAGGTATTCCCTCGCCAGCAGAATCTGTCCGCGCAGTCTCGGACGCTTCATCGTCACACGCACCTCCAGCGGGCGTTTCAGCCATGGGAGCTTCCACCTTTTAAGAGGAACGGACACGCCGCTGTCCAGCAGCGCATCCGCACACTCCATTTCTATCAGTTGTTCCAGCCGGTCAGCCATACACTATCCCTCCTTGCTTGTAGCCTCCTCACTTTGAACCGAGGCAGCAGCCGCTGCTCCCGCTGCAGGCAGCTTGTGCTCTCCCCACTCTTCGGGCAAGGTTTTCGAGTCAAACACGCCGTAGGGCTGCGAACCGTCCTCCGGCATAGCCACCTCCAACGTACATTCTATCTTGGCCGTTTCCGTAAGCGTCAGCTTACCGCCCAGGTTGCTCAGCAGCGTGCCGTTTGGTATCAGGATGCTCCGTCCGCTCACCAGTTCCAGTTCAAATGGACCTTGCATCAGCAGGGCGGCTTGTGGGGCGGTCCAGCCTATTGGGTTCTTCTTCTCGGTGTCTTCTTTCGCATAGTGCAGCGTACCGCCCAGCATGGCATGCAGGTTCTTGTAGTCCGTCTGGATTACGTTGAATGTGGGGGCGATGCTGCCATTGCTCTGCGGAATGATCAGCACGGGGGCACCCGGTGCCTGTTCCGCCTCAATCTTTGCGGCTTCGGCCTTCTGCCCGTTCAGGTCAAACGAGCCTTTTTCAATATAGCCTATCACGAAGTCATTGTATTTCACGGCACCGATACCGTACATAAAATTCTTGTTCATCGTTTATAAAGTTTGATGGTTAATAACACACCGGCCAATAAGCCGGCCAATACACCTTTCATAAACGTCCGCATCCGGTTCGGAGGGCGTTTTTCTTCTATTTGAACGTCATTCGAAGTTTCGTTCCTGGTCTCGCTCCGGATGCGTGTCAGCTCTTCTTCATACCACAGCACCAGCTGCTGCAGACTGTCGCACGAGGCTTCGGCCACAAGGTTTCCCTTGCCGTCACTGCCTACGGTCAGGTTGGCCTGTCCGCTCTTGCCACGGTACACGGCACCTTCAGGAAGCTTACGGAGGCTGTCCGCCGGTATAGTCAGCTTCACCGAACTCGCCGGTATCCCCGCCATCACCAGTCCCGCCCGTCGACTTCCGCTCACGCTGTCGGCGCTTGCCGATTCCGTCCGGACTTCCCGGTTCATGCTCTTTCGGTGACTCGCGCAACCTGTCAAGCACAGGGCAATCGTCACGATGAGGACAGTTTCCGGCTGTATCAATAGCTTTTCTAAGACGGGCCATCTCGCGCGTATTGCGGGCCAGTTCTTTCTTTGTTTCACAAAATTCATCTTTTAGAGGTTTTACAATATTTTCCATCAAAATGCGGGTGGCATGTTCGGCGTTATCTATGCGCATGGCCTCTGCACCGGCCTCGGCCTTCATCGCTTCCGCTTTCGCTTTTCTCACAGTAGCCCGCAAGGAGCCAATGGTCGCCACCGTACCAACCAGGCCGCCGCCAAGGATAATGTTCATAAATTCGCTCAAGTCCATACCACCCGGTTTTATTATTGATTAATACCTATTTCTTTCAACCATTCCTGCACATCGAAGCTCGGACAGGCTTTCGCTGCCAGTTCGTTGTGTCCTACAATGCGTACATCAGGGAATTTCCGATGAAAATCCTTCACATACTTCTCCAGTGCCTTTTTCTGGCAGCCAGTGCGGGTGTCTTTCGGGGTCTTACCGTCTTTTTCCACGCCTCCGGCATACACGATGTGACGGCTTACACTGTTATATCCCTTGGCTCCGTTGGTCACTTCCCAAGGGTCCACCTGTGCATCCTCATTGTTTTCTACCAGACGTTCCACGCCTCCGTTCAGGTGGAACAGGTCGGTATAGCCAACCTGCTTCCATCCTCTTCCTCCTTGGGCAACCGGAGAAGTATGCCATTTGCGGATGTCCGCCGATGATACTTCACGCCCCTCCGGGGTTGCCGTACAGTGTATTACCAGATATTTCAACTTTGCCATAATCATCATGCTTGATAGCCGCTCATCATTACCACTCCGGCATCCTCTTTCTTGGGCATGCAGATGAAGTAATGGCGGAAGTTAATCAGGTTACGCTGGTTCAACGGGTCGTTCTTTGACTCGGAATAATACATCTTGGTAGAACCTGTTGCCTTGAAAACCCTCTGTTTGTAGAAGGCAAACGAACACGGAAATTCACCGGCTTCTGCCGTTGTACCCAATGCCTTCTTCACTCCGGCTGTAGTATAAAGCGGGTTGTTGCCGTACTCGTAGATTTCAAAGCCGTAAAGGTTACCTACCTTGCCGCTGTTGCGGTCAATATTGTACTGTTCACGGAATGCCTGGCTGGTCAGCAGCAGGTCATTCACATGGTCGGGGCAAAGCACCAGTCTGCGGCCGTCTGACGGTACGCGCAGGTTGTCAAGGGCACGCTTCATTTCCACAAGGTCATTCACGGTAAGGCGCAGACGGTTTGTAGCCGGATCTTTCTCGCCGGTAGTCTTAAGCACCGGAGTAGTTTCCGTATTTTTGTTCGCACAAAGCGCATGGGCCGCCTTGGTAAACTTCGCATCATTGATACTGTTGGCATGTCCCTCTTTCACACGGGCGGTCTTGTCATAGCTGATGGCATAAAGCTCATCGTCTGTAATCGGCGTAGCCTTGGTCTGGAATTTGTCCAGCTTGATGGCAATATCCTTGTCCTCCAATGCCTGCACATCAATCGGATAGGTTTTGTTGTTAATCAAGACATCCGGATCTACACCAACTTCTACCAGATGAATCACATCGTTGTTCACGATACTGCTTTGGTCGGGGATTCCCGCCAGCCAGGTTCCTTCCAGTCCGGCACGAAGCACCTTGACAAGTTCCCCTGTCCAGATTTCCGTATAAACCCCTTCACGGAGTATTGAAGCACTCTGCGGGGTCATTCCCATAAAGGCTGCCACCGCATTCATTCCCACAGCTCCGGCCACCGGAGAGAATCCCAATACCGAAGCACACACGACACCTGTCAGCGTATTGAACAGAAGTGCCGTCAAAAGCATTACAATTTTTCCCATTTTCTTCATTTTAAAGGTTTTCAAATTTCACAGGTCATGCCGTATTCAGCCTTGTACAGGCGCTTGTACTCCTCCGGGTTATGCTCGCGCATTTCAAGCAGCGCATCACTCGGGACATCGCTCAGTTTGGCATAGGTGGACGGCTGTGCCTGCTGCTTGCCGCCCTGATAGCTCAATACAGTGGAAATCTTCACCTGGGGCTGCATGGCATCAAGCACATTCTTCAGTTCATCGACACCAACCTTCTTGCCAAGTTCGATAAACTGTATCTTCTTGTCTTCTCCCAGACGCTTTTCCACCACTGCCTTTTCTACAAGACCAGTGATACGGGCCAAAGTCAGCTTCCCGTTTTCTTGCTTCAGGGAATCATTCTCTGCCTTGGCTGCTTTCAGTTCATTTAAGGCTTGATTAACATCAGCCTCCGTTGCCGTTTCCGGCAGCCCCAATTGAAGGGCCAAAAGTTTCAGTTCCATTTCTTCTGTTGTTTTTTGGTTATTGATTAGTGGCAAAGGACAATCACCATCCTTTCCCAATGTGATTTGTTTTCCATCCTTCATCAGTACGATGGCATCATCATTGGAACCTACATCCACCAGTGATACCTCATACAGCTTGCTTTTGGTTATTGTCGGGCTGGTCTGCCCCTGCAGCAAATGTTCGGGCTGGTCACTCAGTTCCAGAATGTCTATTCCGGCACTCACCATTCTCAGGCTGCCGAATTCAAACTGTTTCTTGCATCTTTTACTGAGGTCGGTCGCTTCGTCAAACACCAGTTCCCCGGTTACTTCACCATCCTCTACCCGAAGGTCCTTCACATAACCAATCACGTTTCCGCGTTGGTGCATGTACAGCAGTACCGGGTTTCGGCAATACTGCTCCACACTCATGCCCGATGTCAGCACACGGCTTCCGTAGCTGTTCAGGCTGTCGTTTGAAATTCTTACACGTTTACTCATTTTCTCATGCCACGCCTTTATGCATTGGCGCTGCAATATTACAGAGCACTTACCGGGAAGCCAAAAAAGTGTGCAATGGTTGCACACTTCTATGAAACCGTTGCACATTATTTTGGCTGCAAGCTGATAAGCGGACAACTTTGCGAATAAATCGGGCAGGTGCAAGGGACTCCGAAGCCTGCCTTTAACCCTATATTCTTTATTATATGACAAAGGCAGAAATCGAAAAGAAAAAATCTCTTGCACGCTCACTGTTCCTTTCCGGCATGGAACAGACTGAAATTGCGGAGAAAGTGGACGTGTCACGCGTCACCATCTCAAAATGGTGCACGGCTGACGGATGGAAAGAGGCAAGGGCGGCAAAGAACGTCACCCGGCCGGAACTGGTGAACAAACTCCTGCTCACCATTGATACACTCATTACTCAAGTCAACGAATCGAACGACCCTGCACTTGTAGCCGGTCTCGGGGACAAACTGGCCAAACTTTCGGCAGTGATTGAAAAGTTAGACAAGAAGGCCAACGTAGTGGATGTCATTGAAGTGTTCATGGCATTCTCCAAATGGATTGAATACCGTTCAACCATCGACCCGGAAGTGACTCCGGAACTGGTCAGGGCAATCAATAAGTACCAGGATCTGTATATCACCGAACAGATGGGCATAAAATAAAACGGCTATGGCAACAGCAGCGGAAAAGAAACAGGCATACGAACAGTGGAAGGAACACTGTAAAAGAGTGCAGTCCATCACGGATACGGCTTTGCTCGCGGGCGAGACACCGGCACAAAAGGACAGGCGTATTCTGCGCCTACAAGGTAACTATGCTGCGTTCTGTGAATATTACTTTCCCCACTTCCTCACCTTGCGTGACAAAACCACCGGAGAAGTCATACGCACCATCCACAATGCACCGTTCCACAATGCGGCAGCGGCTAAAGTAAAAGGCACACCCAACCTGAAGGCGGTGTTCATGTGGCCGCGTGGCCATGCCAAGTCCACACACATGGACATTTTTGTTCCGCTGTGGCTGATGTTCCAGCCCAAACGGCTCATCAACTTCATGGTGGTGGTCGGCAAAAGTGAGGACTCAGCCACGCGCCTACTGGGAGATATTCAGGCAGAACTGGAGCATAACCAGCGCATCATTGCCGACTTCGGCAAGCAGCAGGGGAATACCTCCTGGCAGGATGGGGAGTTCAAGGCGGCCAACGGGGTGAAATTCCTGGCTTGCGGACGCGGACAGTCTCCGCGTGGTCTGCGCGACCGGGAAGCACGTCCGGACTACATCGTCATCGATGACTTGGATGACGACGAACTGTGCCGCAATGAGAAACGGGTGCATGACATTACAGACTGGGTAAAAGAAGCCCTTTTTGGTGCACTGGATGTGGGCCGGGGACGCTTTATCATGGTCGGGAACCTCATTTCTAAAAACTCGGTGCTGGCCAATCTCACCAAGACAAAAGGGGTGCATGTATCTGTCATCAAGGCAATAGACAAGAACGGAGAACCGGTATGGCGCGAAAAATGGACGAAAGAAGAGGCGCAGGAATACAGGGATTTTGTAGGCTACCGGGCATGGGAAAAGGAGATGATGCACAACCCCATCGTGGACGGCACTATCTTCCGGGCAGACTGGATTCGTTACAAGAAACTGCCCAGACTGCCCAAGTATGAAATGCTGGTCTGCTATACCGACCCCTCTTTCAAATCGACCACTTCCAACGACTACAAGGCTTGCCGCCTTTGGGGCAAGATTGGGAAGGAACTGCACCTTATAGACTGTTACGTCCGGCAGGATACCGTTTCAGGAATGGTACGGTGGCTTTACGACCTCTACGAGCGTACACGTGATACGGCAGCCGTCCAGTTCTTTATGGAAGCGAACTTCATGCAGGATGTCATTCTGGATGAGTTTGAGGCAGAAGGGAATCTGCGTGGATACCAACTGCCCATCATGCCGGACAAACGAAAGAAACCGGACAAGCTCCAGCGCATCGAAGCGGTGTCACCATTATGGGAACGCGGTTTCGTATTCTACAATGAGAAGTTGAAAGAATCGCCGGATATGCAGACCGGAATCGAACAGACCTTGGCACTGGAGCGTGGCAGCCGTATTCACGATGATGCACCGGATGCCGACGAGGGAGCCATCTGGATGCTGCAGCGCAATTCAAGGCAGGAGAGTTTTCAACCGGTGTTCGGTAAAAGGCCGACCGCCAAAAATATATGGTAACATGATACAGCTGATTAAAAGAATGATTTTTGCATGGCGCTATAAACGTGCCGTTGCCCGTGCTTGCAAGTACGCCAAGCTCTACGGAAGAAAGTACTACGTCCTGTATATGGGTGGCAAACTGAAAGTTGTCCCCAAAAGGAACATCTGTGAACTGATTCACCGCCACCGTTTCCGCAAGGGAACCACTATCCGGGATATAGAAAAAATGGCATTGTTCATCACTAAATGAAAGTAAAGTCATGTTCATTACAGAAGAAGATTACAAAGTTGTCATCGGCGACAACGCATTAAAGGTTATCTCGCAGGTAAGCCCGGAAAACCGTACCAATGCAGAAGCGGAAGCCCGGGAAGAAATTGCCGGTTATCTACGGCCGAAATACGACTGTACGGCCATTTTCTCTGCACAGGATGAACATCGGAACCGCCTCATTGTCATGTACACCTGCGACATTTCACTTTACCACATGAGTGCAGCCATGCCGCAAAAGATGGGAAGCGAGATACGCAAGGAACGGTATGAACGGGCCATCAAGTGGCTTGAAGGCGTACAGGCCGGAAAAATTGTCCCTGATTTGCCTTTGGCTGTCGGAGAAGATGGGCTTCCGTCCGGAAATTCATTTGTTTACAGCTG